ATGCTCGTGGTAAATCGTGTCGAATTCACCATTGGCGAGCATATCCATTTGGCTCACCTGGATGTACGCAACGCCATCATCCGTTAAACAAGCCTCAATGCCTTTGAGAAACGCAATCGGATCGTCGTTATGCGCCAACACGTTCATGGCTATCACAACGTCATAACGCTCGTTGCCCATGTTCAAAGGCCAATAGGCCGGGATCGTGTAAACGCCTTTTTTGCTTGAACTTTCAAGCAAATTCTTTGCTGGTTCAATCCCCGTCACGGTTGCGCCACGCTTGGCAAGTTTCTGCAGCAACGTTCCATCGTTGCTTGCAATCTCAAGCACGTCAGCGTTCGGGTGATGAAGCGAAACGTTCTCTGCAAACCATTCAAAATAATCGTTGAGCGTGTTGCTCGTGCCGCTGACGTATAGATAGTGATCGAATAGTTCTTTAGCGTTGTAGCTCACCTTTTGCATGACGTGTGTACATTGTGTGCACATCTGCGCAGCAAGCCTTGCGCAGCGCACAAATGTGTTGGGATTGTTCTTTAGCGCGTTGGCGGGTGGTTGCTCGCCAAGATCAAAGATCATTTCTGTTTTCCCCTCGCAAAGCAAGCATTGGTTAATTGTTTTGTCCATAAGCCCTTTTGAAGTGTTCGCAGCGTTCTTGTATTGAATAGAGTTGCGGAATTGTTGGGAGCGAGAACGAATATGTGCCTGTGCTAACACCAAACTCAACCGGGACTTTGTGAACATTTGCCACCTCGTGCGCTAGCTCGCCAATGCTCATGGTGTAAGACGCAAGCGGATAAATGCCTTGCGCGCTGTCATCTTCAATGATTTCCATCACGCGTTCCGCTAAGTCGTCATGGAACAAAATGCTTCGCATCGCATCAGGGTTGGTAACGTAAACGCGCCCATCTTCAATCGCTGATCGGTTCATCGCGTTGAAGATCAAATGCCATCGCATCTTTGGCGACCATCCGCTTACCGTGCCCATGCGCAAACCAACCACGCGCTTGCCCATGTACTTAGCCACCAAATCGAATGACAACTTGCTGGCGTCATAAGCGTTCTCGCGTTGCTCGTTAGCCACCAACGAATCACCGTTTGAAAGCAACGATCCTGTGCTGGCGTAAATCAGTCTTGTGTGTGCCGCCATGCGCTCAAGTAGACACAATGTGTATACAACGTTCTCCGCTACGGCTCGATGCGGTTGGCGGTTAGCGTCGGCAACATTAGACACGCCAGCAAAGAAAAGGATCTCATCAAACGCACTAAGCGCAACGTCTGACATGTCCATGAAATCCATGCCCGTTTTTATATCAACGGCCACAAGATTCACGTCATGCGCAATGTTTTTTAGCAATTGGCTGCCAACGTAACCCTCAGATCCAATAAGCAAGACGCGCTTCATGAAATATGCCTGATGATCTCTAACGCTTTGCCTCGCACCTCTTCCGTGACTGCGTGTCCAAACTCTTCAGGATGCAATAACGAGTGGATAAACCTGCGCGCAACGCGCAACTTGTTGTCGCTTTCCGCGGCAAGTGTGCGCGTGTACTTCAACAACTCTTTTAGATTTTCAACTTCCTGTGTGCTCATTCATAACCCCATAAAGTGCAATCAAACTGGCGTCAGCCCGCCCGTCATCTCTTTTGCGTGAAAAACTCGACGCGTTATTAGGAAACATTTGTTGCGCCAATGCTCGTGCGCCATCCTTGCCGCCCGTCAACCTAACCTTGCGCTGCCACACGAGTGGCGGCACAAAGTGGTAAGGAATCTGTAAGGATGCAAGCACGCCCTCAACATTGCCGAGTGAGCGCCCAAACGAAAACATGCTACTTACACCTTGCCCAGGCATGGCGGAAACCTGCTCGATATAGGCGGTACATTCATAGTCAATTAGGTAAGCCGCCAAATGCGTATGCAACTCATGTGGCGACACAAAGTTCTTGACAGCCTTTCCAACGGTGCGCTGCACAATCGGCATGTCAATCACATCAATGAGTTTTTTGCCCTGAAGTGTTGCAATCGCACCACTTGCACCTGGATCAATACCAATAATTAGTTTGTTCATAGCTTTCCATTTGGCGGTAAAAAGTTGCAAGTGTCCAACCTTTTCCGACGAACGGCAAAAAAAATGCCCGCAAGCGGCGGGCAAAAACCAACAGGAGGGGAGTTCCGTGTATCAGTTTACCTGCGATATTCCTCGGTGAGAAGTCCCCCTGCAACAGGGAACGGAGCAACCTGGAACGGGCCAACCTGAAATGGCCCCGCCATACGGCTTGCAAGCATACGCCGTTGCTGTTCGCGTGCGGCGGCAACGGCTGGCGACACAACACCACCTTGCGCTGCAGTCTGTGCCGCTTCAACATTGGCCGCGGTTTGCATACGCTGCGAAACGTTTTGCACCATTGGGCCAACCATAGGGATATTGCCGCCAACGCTACGCGTAAGAATGTTCATCAGTGTTGGCGCAGTTCCCGAACGGTTAATCAGCGGCACACCACCCGTTGCGGGTTCGCCAAACGCTGCCGTTGATACGCGTCCAATACGCTTTAACTGGTCAACTTCTTCCTTGTTAAATAGCACTTCAAGTTTCGGTTGAATCCGTTTAAGTGCCGAATTAAATCCTGCTTGGCTAAATGCTCCAGACGTTCCCACGGCACTATCAATCAACCATTGAATCGTTTGCGCTCTAACGTCATCCCATGCCGCTTTAGCTTGATCAACGGCAGCTTGGTCGATATTAGCGCCACGCGGTTTAGTGAGCGTGTCGCGCAACGCAACAACGTCTTTTGTTTGACCGCCAACAATGAACCGTTGAAAGAATTGATCCTGATTAGCTTGGCCCGCAACGATTGGCTTAAAAGGATCAAACTCACGCGCTCTGGCGGCTGACAGTCCAATACCTTCGCGGAACTTTTGAACGGCTTGATTTGCCTCTGGAATATTTTGCGTCACTTCCGCCATGTAAGCATCAAGTTGCTTTTTAATATCTCCCATGGCTTTTGCTGAACCCGGATTTTCTCCGGCACGTTGCGTTAGCAATTGGCGGAACTTAATCGCCTCTTCAATGCTAAACGCTCTTCCGTCATCACCGCCTATTGCAAATTGTTCAATGCGCTTTTTAACAGGCGAAGGAATCACATCTTCAAAGTTATCAAGCGTGTCTTGAATGCGCATCCTAAAGTCGCCAAAAGGAATTTGATCCTTTGCACCAGGTAGGCTTCGCGCTGCGTTGTATGCCGCATCAATGTCCGCACCAAGCGCGCCAAATAAACCGCTACGGTCAACGCGTTGACCAATGGCGCCCGTTACCGCTTCTCCCGTTGCCAATGGCGTTGGCTGCGCTTGCCCGCGTAACGCTTCAAGACGCTCGCGTAGCAGACGCGGTTGTTGCGTGAAAATATCAAGTAACGGCTGACCAGCACCCTCAATGGCGGCAAGATTACGTTCTGCTGCAAACTGTCTAGGATCACGCGTTACTTGGCCTGATGTGTAAGGCATACCAAGTTTTTCAAAATCCTCACGCCTGATTAGTGATGCTGGATCAAGTTTCCCGGTTACTTGTAATTGCTGCTTTGCACCTTCAGCAAGCCTTGCTTGCGCTGTGGCAGTAAGTTGCGAAATATCGGCTTGCGGATCAAGCGTTTTGATGTAGTTGTTAATCTCAACACGCACTTGCGATGGCGACATAACTGTTGCTTGGCGTGTTGCTGCCGCTGTTAGATCCTTTGCGCCTAACGCAAGACGTGACGCACCCTTAACCACTTCAGGCGCAACTACACCGGCAACTGCGCCTGTCGCCGCTTGTGCAAGTTTTGATTCTGGTGTGCCCGCTTCGCTGTACATGGCGGCAGCTGGCACTGCGCCTTGCAATGCTCGCGCCGTAATACCGCCAAGCGTTAACTCTCTTCCGCCTGGTATAAGCATGGCCGGAGCAGTTGCCATGACATTGCCCACCATACGAGGAATATCTGCCGCTGGCCCTGCATCGGTGCGCATACCGCGCTCACCGTAAATGCTAGGTGGTTGCGCAGTTCCTATGGCGGCTTCATACATCGCCAAATCTTTATTGACTTGCTGCGTGTACTTGGCGGCTTCTTCTGGATCAGTCGCCATCAAGTACAGTTGCTTTAAACCTTGCCCAACATCCATAAACCCGCGAATCGTGCGCTCGCCAATGGTTGGTGATGGTGGGCGCTCCATGCGTGGCGTTTCAACAGGAACCAAACGCACTTCGCGCTTTTCTTCCTCGTCAACGGGTATGAGTCGGGCTTCGGCCATAATTTATTCCTCTACTCGGAAACGTTTTCCGCCAACAGTCACATAGTAATTACCATCAACACCTTGCGTTGCCGTTACTGGTTTTCCATTAACCGTCACTTGCTTGGAGTATGGCTTAGGCTCCGGTATTTGATACATTTGCGCAAATTGGCTCATGCCTGGTGCGGCAAGAATTGTTTGCGCTGCATTGCGTCCACGCTTAATTGCCTCACGGTCAACACGATCAGAAAGATCAAGTGCTTGTTTAAGCGATGCCTCGCCAACCGAAATATCGGCGTTTGATACTTTTTCGAGCAACTTAATGTCAGAATCAGACAACACACCTTTCATCTTTGATGCGTTGTTTAATGTCCTTTGCGCTAGCTGCGGAATCAGTGTGGCGGTATTTGCAATCCTTTGATCATCTTGCATGTAACCAAGTGCCTGTGCAGCCTGACCAAGTTTAAGCCTTCCTCCGGCACCAAAACCAGTAATAACGCCTTGATCAAGCAACGCTCTAACGCGGTTACTATTTTCAATTTGACTTGCTGCTGATTGCGCTTGTTCAACCTGCCCTGCGGCCATGGCAGCGGTAGACTTAGCCACTGCCTCGCCAAATGTTGCGCCCGTCTGAACAGTAATACTTGGTTTTCCTGCTTCAGCAACTTGTTGCCTCATCCTAAGTACGGCTTGACCGGCAGGCGAATTAAGATAATTTGGGTCGGCCATAATTGCTTGCTCAAGACTCAACGTCTTTGGTTCTCTCGGAGCAAATGGCGCTGATGCGATTACATTTCCTGTTGGCCCAATTGCCTGTGATCCAGGTGAAAGCACTGTTGGCTTTTGGACTTCGCTAATATTTTGCGCGAGATCCGTTAAAGCCTTGGCTTGTGCCGCGCCACCTGGTTCAAGCGC